GTTGAATGTAGCTTGTCATAATGTCGCAGAGTCTTTAATCTTTTTAATCTTATTCTGTGTGTCCGTTACTTCGGTTTCAGATACGACTGCTTTTACTTGTATCTCTTGAGAGGATTCTACATCCCCCTGATTAGATAGGTTGTTTAAGTTGTTGCTCTGTCCGAATAACTCAAAGGACGGTTGAGCAGGAGTAGCAGCAGAAATAGCACCAACGTTACCAACTGAGCCTCCACCGCCTCCACCTCCTACACTTGGAGCAGATTGTAGAGCAGCTTTAGCCGAAGCGATTGCACTAGCTACTGTAGCAATACCCGAAGCGATATATGACCCAATTAAGAAAGGAGCAGCAGGTCCACCTGCGGCAGCAGCAGCAGTAGCACCTGCGACAACCGCACTAATACTCTTAGCGGTATCTACGGCTATTTGAACTAGGGCAAGTGTTTTCTGTAGTCCTGCCGTCTCTACTCCTGATTGAGCGAGTAGTCCTTCAATAGCATTTAACGCTCCTAACGTATTGTCCGCTAATGATACTTTAGCTTCTGCGGCAGCAGCATCTTGTTCCGCTTCTTTTTTCAGTTGTTCTTGTTGTATCTTTATGAGATTCTCAGCGTGTGCTTTTTTATCTTCTATCTCTTTTTGTCTTTCCGCTTCCTTTTTAGCTTCACGATCTTTGTTAGCAGCATCTAAAGCAGCCTGTAACTCGTCATCGTATTTCTTAGTTATTTCTTTCTCCGCTTCAAATTGTTGCTCCGCATAAAGTTCGGCAAGTCTTTTCCTCTCTTCAGCTACTAAGTTTTCATTGGTTTGTAGGTCAGCAATTAAACGCTCGTACTTAATTTTATTCTGCTCAAGTTCCTTAGTTATACCCTCATCCATTAAGGCTAACTCTAAGTCTTGTATTTGTCTACTAGCGTTGAGTCTATCCTGTTCAAATTTCTTTTGTGCCTCTAGTCTTTTTTGATAAGCGTCTCTATCTGCTTTTATTTGGTCATTTCTTCGCTTCTTCTCGTCAGCATCCGATTGAGCCTTTATGACTTTTATGTTAGACTCCCCTTGCTTTATTGCTTTCTCCGTTTCTTTGATTGCTTGGTTAATAGCATCTATCTCAGATTGTTCAGCAGTACCTAATACCTGCAACGCTTTTAATTGACGTTTATAGGCTTCTAACTTAATCTTATCAGTCTTAGTTACCGCCTCTTGCTTTTCTATTTCTAGTCTTGAGGTGTCCTTCCCGGCTATCTGAGCGAGTTTTATCTCCTCATCATAACGCATAGTTATAGAGTCAGTAACATCTTGAGTTCGGTCAATTACCTTAGTTAATCCTTCTAAGTTTTCCTCGGCTAACTTTTTTGCTGCATTATTAGTAATTCCTAACCAGTCCGTGAAGTCTTTTAACGCTTGGACTACCTTATCAATGATACCTTTAATAAAGTCAAATACTTTACCTATTCCGTCGAGTAATGGTTGTAAGATTCCCAGTTCATTCATTAAAGCAACTACCGCAGCTACTATAGCGGTTACCGCTGCTGCCATTAAAAAGATAGGATTAGCAAGTAAAGCCATTCCCATTTTACCGAAAGCCTTACCTAGATTTACTACGGTACTACCAAGACCTTTAATAGCCTGAGCACCCATCTTACCTAAGTTGCCTACATTAGCGTTTAATGCTTTTGCTGATTGTGCTGCACCGTCAAAATCTAACCTTAACAAAGACTCTCCTACCTGACTAATCCCTGCACCAAATACTCCGAAGCCTTTATTCTCAGCAAGTAAGTCTACTTGTCTATCTGTTTCGATTATGTTCTGTCGAAGCCTCGCAGCCTCAGCAGCCATATCTTGGAACTCTTGGGTATTCTGTTGACCTGCGTTACGAAGTTCATAGAGGCGATCTTCTAACTCTCCAATACGGCTAGACATCGGTTGTAAGTCCTCTCCGTATATCTGCTCGAATGTGGCACTCAGATTTTTACCGGACTTGTTTAATTCCTCTACAGACTTCTCTGCTTTGTCTATTGAGTCAGATAACGTATTAAATTCCTTGGCTAACTTAGCCGACTTTATAGGGTCTTGTTTGAACTTCTCAAACTCATCTCCTAACTCCTTGAGGTCTTTTTTAGCCTCCTTTATCCCTGATATCGTTAATGGAATAGTAGCCATTAAAATACTATTATAGTGTTATTCCAATTATCTAAACCATCTCCGCATCCGTCTATAGGTTTCAGATCTGAGTCTTTGTTGTCTTTGCTTGTGAAGTTAGGGAATAAGTCTTTATTATCTAGTAGCCATCTGATCAGTCTCTTCTCGTAGAACTGAGCCTTTTGCTCGTAGTGTTCCATATTAAAAGAGATGTCCGACTGACCAACTGAGGTAGAGTAATCTCCGAATTGTTGTTGTACTCCTTTATTTTTAAGTTGGTATGAAAGACCGAATACGGCATCTACTGCACTAAACCAAGCTACTACTGGTTGTATTTTCTCTACTAAGTCTGTCTCATCTGCGTTAAGCGTCTGAGCGTTATACTTCGTTAGTATGTCATTATAGAAATAACTTCCGAGTATTGATTGGATACGCATATCGGACTGAGTAGCGACATACGGATAAACGTCATTAACATCTACGTTTTTCGTTATCGGAGTGTTATTCTTTAAGTAGTTCTCTGTTACAAAGTAAATCATTCGCTTAGTATTTGAGTGATTGTTTCAGTATCGAAGCCGTAAGCCATTAAACGAGTACGTGCTAACGTTTCTGTCAGCTTACCTTTATTGTAGTCTCTTACAATTCGTATAATATCCATATTGTCTTTAGCAGTCAAACCTTTTAGAGCGTCATTCATTTGCGTCTCCTGCTGAGGTTGTTTAAGTGATTCTGTAGTATCTCCTCCCTCTTGCGGTTTAAGACCTGCTAACGCTCTTATTTCGTTCTGCGACATATTCTCCATAACTTTCGCTCGTAAGTCATCAGGTAAACCGTTTAAAGCCATTACAGTAGGATTCTCATTTACCTCTGTTATCTGCTCTTCAATTATTTGATAGTTGACTATTTCTATCTCTGCATCAATACCTGAGATTTTAAGTAACTTATTTATAATGTCAGCAATACGCTCCCTAATTGGTATGATCACATTTTTCTCAAATATGATATAAGCCTGTTTGATGTCTGAGCCATTACCTAGACTTCCAGTAGTACGTACTCCCAAAAGTATAGGGTCAATAGTATGAGCAAAACAAATCTGTTCTGTAACTAAATCAGAAGCCTCTTTAAATAAGCTATCATTTTGATTAGTCGGTATTGCTTCAAGTTCCGGTAGTTGGTCTTTATTGTTAGCGAAAAATGCAACCGCTTTTCCTGCGTTCTCCGCTCCCTTCATTTTGTTTACGGTCTCTTGTAGTTGAGCGAGTTCCTCGTTGTTCTGTGGCTTCTTAGGAAACTTAATAGCAAAACTAGGGAATACACTATTTTGAATATTAGACTTAGCGAGGTAACTCATATCCCCTGACAAGTAAGCGTAATTTAATGCACTTGTGTACTGTGGTAGTGGGTAGATGTCTTGACCTAACGACTGCTCCTCGAAACATACTATGTACGTTCCATTTTTACAAGTCTTATCGTATGGCTTGTATGTTTTAGTCTGTAGGTATTGCGTCCAATCTTGAGCAATAGTATAAAGCGTCTTATCTTTGTTTGTTCTGACTTTCGCAGCGTCTACGTGCTTAACGCTTTTTGTCTCACCATCTTTTAACGTAATCAGGAAGTAACTTCTATTATGAACGATATACTCCCTAGCCAAAGTCTTTATAAACTTGTCTAATACTAGTCGCTTTTCAAATGAGTATAAAGCTACTCGCTCCTTTGCGGATAGTTTAGATTGGTCTATTTTATAGCCTCCTCCAACGGATGCATTAGTCTTAAAGTCTACGATCGCACCGTGCAAAGGACTACTAAAATAGGTTTGGTTGAGGTACTGAGGATAGAGGTTATCTGAGCCAAATGGAATGTAACCTCTAGTTTCATATCTATCGTAAATGAAAGGAAGTGATAAGTTACCCGTAGGTAGTTTCTGAAATGGAGTAGAGAAAGACTTATAGTTGTCTGTCGGTTGCTCTATCTCTATTGCTTTAAATGTTGTCTTGTTACTAAATAATCCCATTAGTCGTATATTGTCGTTCCTATTCCGCTTACTACCATTCTACCCTCTTCGATTAAAGTAAGTCCAGTCTCGTCTGTTGGACTACTCCCCTCAGGAGATTCGTAAACCTCATATTTATATTGACCTATTCTAAAAGTTACGTCCGTTCCCTCTATCAAAGTAAAGTAGTTATAACGGTAATCATAAAGGCTAGTGTCTGTTCCAATCCAATACAATGGTGCTACATCGTTTACGTCAGTCTCCCAAGTAAACTTAAACAACCAAACCGGATTAACTTCTGTAGCCTCTTCCGTTAAAGTCAATACAAATACGTTACTAGTATCTTTGTTGATGTATATCATACTAAACTATTTGGATTACAACCTACTTTTTTTTAAAAAGAAAAGGGAGACCGTTAAG